ACAACAGGAACACCACCACCAAAGGCATCGTAACTAGCCGCACCAGAAGTTGCTTGTAATGGCATGGTTTAAGCCTTAAATTGTGTGTTGCTTGCCAAGACTGTGAAAGTCGCACTACCTGTCTTGATTAAAATATAGCGGTAACTGTCTATTCCACTTGCATTTCCCGCAGTAGGCGCACCACCTAGCCACCTAGTAGTCACTCCAGATGTAGTGCCATCAACTTGCACAGCAGAGTTATAGTAAGCAGTAGAGCCTTGAGTCACCAAGAAAGCCACAGTCATTGATTGACCTGTACTCATTAAAGTATTCAATGACGTACCGCTAGAGGCTCTAAAGTTAACTGTCCAGTTAGCACTTGCGTTACTTGTGTAGTACAAGACTGACTGAGTGGTAATGTCGTAGTTAATCGTTCCAGTAGCCGCAGTAGCTGATACTGTTGCTACCTCTGCTGCATCGTTTAGAACAATGGCAGTAGCAGATGAAGTACCTGTAAAGGTCTTAGTTCCTGTAAAGGTCTGTGCTGTGTTAATGCTTGCAACATTGGTTAGAGTGTTGTCAGCAAAGGTAATGGTCTTGTTAGTAAGAGTCTCAGTACCTGCAAGTGTAGCAAAGGAGCCAGCTGTTAGAGTAGCTTGAGTCCATGCTGAACCACTCCACACCCATAAGTTAGAGGATGTTGAATTCCAATACAGAGCACCTGTAAGTAGTGTGTTACCATCGTTGTCCACTGATGGAGCTGAAGACTTAGGGCCAAGATACCTATCATCAAAGCTATCATAGGACGCTGCAGCTGAACTAGCAGAAGCACTGGCTGCAGAGGCTGATGATGAAGCTGCAGAGGCTGAGTTACTTGCATTGGTTGCTGATGTTGCTGCTGCAGACGCTGATGTAGCTGCTGATGTTGCACTACCTAGAATACTGTCAACATACACTTTAGTTGTTAAGTCAGCATCAGCACTTGGAGTTGCTGTACTTGTAACCTTGTTAGCACCCATGACAATGTTACCTGTCATAGTTCCACCTGCCAAGGCTAACTTAGCATCACCAACACCATCTACGTAGGTCTTAGTTGTAGCATCAGTTCCTGCAGTTGGAGTACCTAAGCCAGTAATCTTAGACGTACCCATTGCAATAGCACCTGTCATAGTACCACCAGCTAGGGGAAGCTTAGCAGCAATAGAGTTAGTGACAGTAGTGGAGAATGAAGCATCATCATTCAAGGCTGCAGCAAGTTCATTTAAGGTATCCAATGCTGCTGGAGCACCATCAACAAGATTACTAATAGCTGTATCTACGTAGCCTTTAGTGGCTGCATCACCTGAGTTAGTTGGAGATGTGAGGTTAGTAATAGTGGCTGCTGAGGAAGCATCCATGTTCAAGCCACCGTTAATGGTAACATCATTGAACGATGAAGTACCTGTGGAGGCTGTTACGTTACCAGTTAAGTTACCTGTGACGTTGCCTGTAACGTTACCTGTCAAGTTACCAGTTACGTTACCAGTCACAGCACCTGTGATAGCACCTACAAAGCCTGTCGTTGCAGTTACTGTAGTACCTGTAATGGCTGCAGCTGTAGTGCCACCAATGGGTGTATTATTAATTGTACCACCAGTCTGAGCTACTCCAGCTACAGTACCACCTGTAATGGCAGCTGCTGAAGCTTCTTGATTACCTAAAGAGCCAACAATCCTAACAACTGTACTTGAATTATCTTTAGTGTACAGCTTCTTATCTGTTACGTTAATGGCTAACTCACCCTTAGTTAAGTCTCCAGCTGCAGGTGTAGCAGATGCTGTACTGCTATTCTTTGTAATGATCGTTGTCATTTAAGCTCCGTATGTAGAGTTGTACCATTGTGCCAGCGGTGTAGCAACATCACGAGGCACTGCTGGAAGTAATCTGTTATAGTTTTGTTGAATAGCGTTATAGTAGTCTGCAGTGTTCAAAGGTACACGCTGAGTTGGTAATGCACCTACTCCACCTGTACCTCCAGTGCCTCCACCAGAAGTGAGTGCAGCTCCTCCTAGAAGTCCTCCAACACCACCTACTATGTTAGCAATTTGACCGGGAGTTAGATTACTTAGTATATTTTCAAGACCAGTGCCTACACCTGTCGATGGCAATACTGTTCCACCTGTTCCATAGACGCCCATGCCAGCATCTAAGGCAGATAAACCAATGTTACCAGTATTAGGATAAACACCCATGCCAGCATCCAGAGCACTTGGAATAATGTTGCCAGTATTGGGATAAACGCCCATGCCAGCGTCTAATGCACTAGGAATAATATTTCCCGTATTAGGATAAACGCTCATGCCAGCGTCTAAGGCACTTAAACCAATGTTGCCAGTATTGGGATAAACGCCCAACCCTGCATCTAAAGCAGATAAACCAATGTTGCCAGTACTGGGGTAAACACCCATTCCCGCATCTAGTGCGCTTAATCCACCAGCAAGACCACCTGCTGTACCACCTGTTCCATAGACACCCATGCCAGCGTCTAATGCAGATAAGCCTCCAGCGATGCCTCCTGCTGTTCCTGCCGCCCCTGTTCCATAAACGCCTAAACCTGCGTCTAATGCACTTAGACCTGCAGCACCTGCAGTAGGCGCACCAGCAGCAAATAAACTAGGTGCTGCCAAACCTAAACTTGCAATTGCAAGTAATGGAGCGTACTGTTTAAATTCAGAACTTGACTCACCACCTGTATAAAAAACTGGAGTGCCGTCAGGAGCAAACTGAACTCGATAGCCTGTCTTACCTTTACCTGCAAATGTCCCGCCAAATGCGTCAGCTCCTGTTTCGTAGTTATTTGCAATGGCTTGGCCTGTAAGTTTATTGCCGAATGTGGTTTTCCCAGTGTCTCCAACTAACTTTCCATCCACTGTCTTAATTTTTGATTGGTCAACTGGTACGTAAGATGAACCATACTCACCACCACCATCTCTAGCAACACCATAAACAGTTTCAAGTTTTGCATCTTTAGGAACTTCAACCACACGCATTTCAGGGCTTGTGTATTCTCCAGTATCCGTACTGTTATAAGTCAGCGTTTTCCCTGTAGGCTCGTAAATATAACTAGAAGTTTTGCCGTCTTCATCAGTTTGGGTAAAAACTCGTTTTCCGTTGTATAGCGTATCAATTGGTACTACAGGCTCTAAATCAGGAATTACACCAAATTGTTTAATGTCAGTAATGCCAGCATCAGACAGAAGTCTAGCCATGTCAGCAGCATTGGCTTCAGGAGAACCTAAACCTTGCCCAGACCATTGGCTTGAAGTGCCTTGAGCAAGAATCTGATTTTTAATTTTAGTTACAATGTCTTCTGGTGCTGTTGTTGCTCCTGCTACAGTTCCTGCTGTTGCTTGGTTATCCAATAATGATGGTGTCTGAGCCGCTGCTACAGGAGGAGTAACAGAAATAGCTTTAGGGGCTACTCCAGTAGTGGTTGTTTTAATAGCATCAGCTAAGTTAGTACCCAATAAACCATAGGTAGCAGCCGTTGGGTGAACAGGGTCTGCGGCTGAAGTAGCATTAGATAAACCACTTGTATATGTATATTTATCATCTAATGTTGAACCTGTTTGCTGAGAAACACTTCTAACAACATCAGCGTATGTACCAACATTCTGTGCCCAAGCATCGGTAGAACTTGTAGAGTTAGGTGTCTGAAGAATAACCTTTTTACCTACAGCTTGTAGTGTCTGAACAGCAGTTAAAAGATTGTTAGCAAATGTTGCAGGGTCTTCATTGCGATATGCCTCGTTCATACCATAGTTTAAAACTACAGTACCAGCACCACTTGATAATGCTTTATCAAAGTCAGAACTGTTTAAGAAATCTCCAGCAGTTGTTGAGTTGATACCCAAGTTAGAAACAGAGTAATCGCTACCTAGAGCCTTTTGAGCTGTAGTAACCATGTTTTCTGCAACTTGATTACCTTGGTTATAACCCCAAGTCGTAGAGTCTCCAACAGCTACAACCTTTTTAGGGTCAATTTGTGTAGCCAAAGGATTAGCTTCTATATATGCAGCAACTGCTTGAGAATTAGCAGCTTGCGGTTGTTGTTGAATAGTAGCGGCTACAGATTGATTAAAGTTAGCATATAACTGGTCAGGAGACACAACACCAGCTTTAAGAGCATCTAACCAAAAATTATAGCCTTCAGTATCAATTTGACCAGCAGCATTACCCATGCCAGTCCTACCAATAGAACTATAGGCTCCTTGTACAATATCTTCATAGGATAAAGCCATAATGCTTATTCACCTTTTCTATATAGTTCAAACGTGTTGGTAGCTGACATAGCGGATGCAGCTTCAGGAGTAATCCTCACTTGATCACCTTCTTCAAGGACAACAAAAGCACCACCATCAAACCTGAGATATTGTGTGGTAGCTAACTGGTAAGCATCAACAACTACAATCTCAGTATCTGCACTTGAGTCATACCACCAAACACTTACAGTTTTGTTATTACCTGTATGATTTGAGATAAAACAAAGGTTCCACTTAGCATAGTAGCCCGTTGGAACTGTGTATACAGTAGTCTTAGAGCCAGCTGTTAGGTTATTACCCGTTGATACTGGTTTCATCTTGTTTCACTGTTTTCTTAGATGATGTTGTTACTTTAGGAGCTTCAACTACCACTTCAATAACTTCAGTGTAACCAGTGTGTTTCCTCATCTCAGCAATCTCATGCTCTTGGAAGAACTCTACTGTGTTACCAGATTGAATACATTTGAATTTCATTTGCTGTTACCTTTCTGATGTACTAAAGAGTAATACATTAAAAAGGCTCCCTCCTCGTGAGAGGGAACCCTTAAAGTCTACTTAGACGGGAACCACGAGGGCAACGCCACCGTAGTTACGCAGCTCAGCGCAACCGTACAAAGTATCAGCTGTGAACAATGTACCGAGGTACTCTTGTTTGTACTGAGTCTGTGAACGGACACCAACTTGCTCAACCAGAACCATAGAATCTTTGTGAGCCATCAAGCACACACGACCCAAGCTAGTACCGGAACCATCAGCAGCAGACTTAGCTGTGCCAGCATTAGACGAAACGTAGACTGGAACACCATAGATGTCACCAATCATGCCGTTACGGATGCTGTTAGCAGAACCAGCTTCACCAACGCTGTTGAAGGTTGTGAACTCAGTCAAACCGAGGATAGTGTTACGTACATTTGGGGGAATCAAGAAGAAGCGGTTGTCCATAGGAACATCGCTGTCATCAAGACGCTGAATTGTACGACGAATACCAGCAGCTGTCAAAGTGGAGGCATTGCCAGCACCAGAGGAGGCTGAGTAGTCAAACGCTGTAGAACCGTCAGCACCAACAAAAGCACCAGCGTAGCGGAAGTTACCTGCGCCAGCTGTTGAAACATTGAACTGTTGACCCAAGTTTACCAAGTCAGTATCAACTTGACGACCCAAAGAATAACCAGCATCATCAGTGTAGAACTGACGGAGGCTAGACAATGCTTGAGCTTCAACGATGTCCTCAATCAAACGTGAGTACTCGTAGTGCTTGTTGATAGAGATAGTTACTTCTGATTCAGTAGCTGCGATGAGTGTAACTTGTGTAGAAGCTGCCTTAGCAGAAGCTGTGCCACGTGCAGGGACTGGAATGTGAACTACGTCACCTTTCTTGCCCTTGAAGCTCATCTTCTTAACTAGGTTAGCTGCAACCAAGCTCTTTTTGTACGCAGCAGCAATCTCGTCACTCCAAACTTCTGGAATAAACGTTGCTGCTGTGGTACTCGTTACGTGATCTGTTCCTAATGCCATTTTAAAATTCTCCTGATGTGAATTAAATTAATATTTACTTTACCCTTTAGTGTGAATTATTTCACACGTCCTTCAGAGTACGCAGCCATAATCTCAGGTTGCAGTGCCTCATAACGGTCAGGATCTTGCATACGTAGCCGGATAAGGTCGGCACGACGATATACTTTCTTAGCAGACTCTCCAGTTCCCCCAACATCGACACCAGCTGCTTTCAGATTCTGTTTGCGAACAGCGTTACCTGCTTCAGTAGTTTGTTGTGTCTTAGATGTACGGATCTGTTTGAATGTAGAGAGAAGTTCATCAGCTGCACCAAAATCATAATTAGCATCTGCCATTGCGTAGATGTTGAGCCTCATTGGAGAAGCTTTAACCCACTCAATAAACTCACCATCACGTACAATATCTGCAAAGTCAGGATGCTTCTTGTTGAGCATTGCTTGTGTCTGAATTTGCTTTAACTGTAGTGATGCCTGTTTAGCGGCAATTACGTCAGGATGATTCGCTACAGCACGATTAACGTGACTCTGTGGATCTTCAAAGAAATCAATCTCTTGTGAGGCGTTATTTACCTCATTTGGTTGAACTTGTTGTTGATTCTTTTGAGCTATGCTCTGTTTGATGAGATCATCAGCTAAACGCCTAACTTCACCAACTTCCTGTGCTTGCCTACCAATTAGCTTTTCAGCCTCTTGGTGCATACGAACAATATCTTCGAGATTCTTCCCCTTGTATTTCTCAGGGATCTCTTGTTGTGGAGCTTGCTCTTCACTTGGTTGTGGTGTCTGTTTAGCATTTGAAGACTGTTGTTTAAAGTCCTCAGCTTCTATCTCACTAACGTTACCTAGTTCCTCATTGCTATCAATTAAAGCCATACCTAACCTTTCCCTGTCCACGTTGATGGATTACAGGATAATTTCAAAATAAAATTGGGTTGCCTGAAGCTATTCAGATCCTCTCTTTTGTTCCTGCTTGAGCCTGTCAGCTCTCACAGCAGCCCACTTAGCCGTTGCACCGGGGAAGTCACCAGATATGGCATCTAACCCAATGGTAGGAGCTGAAATGAGCCTGATAGCGTCCTTACTACATACTTTGCATTTAGCAGTTGTATGATCGCTATCTACCAGCGATTCAGTTATGTGATTGTTGGGACATAAGAAATCATAAAGACGTTTACTCATCCTTGTAGATCCTCATATACCTTCTCACACACAGCCTTACGCCCTAAAACCAATTCAAGAATATCTAACTGTCCTTTACGATAATGTAGTGTTTGTGTATCGTTGACAGTAGAAATATCGTTTAAACTAGCCTTAATCTCTTCAAAGTCTTCAATTAAGAAGTCCCAACCCTTAGTACTCATGGTATTAAAGGTTTCTTCGTAATACTTTTGTAGGTCTTTATCCATTTAAGGAGAACCTTTCTATAGTTTATTAAACAATATTAATATTTTATCATAAAAAGACTTGACATGCACTAGTAACATGTGCTACAATTACGTTTTAACTTAAATAAAAAGGATTACTATGACATTTAGGTATAAAACTACATCTCAAGAGCGTGAAAACATGTTGCAATGGCTTCGTGAAGGAGTCTCATACACTGAAATATCTAAGCGTTTAGAGGGTAAATTAACCAAGCAACGTATCAAACAAATAGCTCAAAAGAACAATATTGATGCTTTTCAGATACGTCAAACTATTAAAACAAAGGAATATACCGATAGAATGTTTGCTAAGAATGGATCTAAATGGAATGATCCTGAGTTTACTAAGTCTTTAATCTTTCAATCTATGAAAGAGAAGTTTCGCAACAAGAAAGGTAACAAATATGGATGGGAATGGACTATTGAGTTTGGAGATCTTGAGTTTCCCTCTCATTGTCCAGTATTAGGTCTTGAACTTGATTACTTTACAGAAGGTAAAGGACGTTTAGAAAACTCAGTATCCTTTGATCGTGTAGATCCTACTAAAGGTTACATTAAAGGTAACGTTATTGTGATGTCTTGGAGAGCCAATCGCATTAAAAACGATGGAACTTCCCAAGAACACCAACAAATTGCTGACTTTATGCGCTCTTATTAGCTTTAGTCATCATCTGAAGGCTTGCAATACGCTCATTTGAGGCAATATCAGCAGCTTTCAGGTTAACTTGCTTCTCTTTAAGCATCATGTCAGCCAGTTTCAGACGCTTCTCAAAGTCATCACCTCTGTCTAGGTTAGTAGATGCAGCTTGAACGAGCTTTACACGCTGCTCTTCAGGAATCATCTGAGCTTCAATCATGGTTTTCTGAGCCTCAGCTGACTGTTTCTGAGCCTTAGAAGTCAAATCAGCCACCTGAGCCTGTGCCAGCTCCATTGCAGCCTGTTGTTGCATCTGCTGAGCCTCAGCAGCCTGTGGGTTAGGTTGAGACATCTGATCCAGAGCCTTCATCAACTCACCACGGTTAGACAATGAGCTATTCTGCAAGATACCTTTAAGGATCAATGGCAATACTGGTGTATTTGGGCCTAAGGTCTGCAACAAACCAATCATCTGTTGTTGTTCAAACTCTCGTGCCAAGATACCTAAGGTAGCTGTAGGTACGAATGTCATGTCAACTGATGGATAACGCTCACTGTCAAACTGCATATAACGGAATGCAGCCTTGTTAATGAACGGGATCATGAAGTCTTCTTGGAAGTTACTCAAGGTACGCTTGTACTTCTTGATGATTCCAGCCATAGCCATTGACATACCACCAGCACCTGCATCACGAGGTACGTTGGAGGGCATACCTGCGCTGTCCACTGTGCCTGTAGCTTGCAGGAGCATACGTTCAAAGTTCTGCGCTGCTGCAACTGCATTGCCATCAGTAACACCAAACTTGAAAGGATACAAGATCTCAGATGGAGCACCGTTGGTTAGAATAGCCTTACCGGGCTTAATCTCAAACTTAGCACCTCGTGGGAGCCTTGTAGCATCCATAGCAATCATTGGTGCTGTAGTCAGAGCCAAAGAGTCCATGTGGGCACGAAGCTGACCATCAATAGCCTTCTGCATATTGTAGGCTTTCTCAGCTGTGCCTCTACCCCAGAATCTACCGGGAACTGTATCATCTTGGTAGGCAATGACTGGTCTATCCTTCATCATGTAAGGATTAGCTTCAGCCTTGAGCAAGATTGAGTCATTGGCAATCACAACGATAGCTTCAACCAAGTCTGAGTAGTCTTCAGCTGCTGAGCCTTCAGGGAACAGGTCAGCATACTCAGTTGACTCTTCACCATCTAAGTACTCACGAGGAACTAAACCATAGTATGTAATCAGCTTAACCTTATCATCTTGATATGTCTTCAAGTCTTGGGTTACTTCCAAGTCTTCATCCTCTGATGCACTGGTGATGTCGACCTTCTTATAAATGCCTCGCTCAATGCCTTCCACAATCTTGTGAATGGATACGTACTTCTCGATAGCAACGCCCATAGCATCGTCAATGGAATCAGCATTAGGATCAATAAGGAAATTCTTAGGGTTAACTGGTTTAATCTTGACCGCAACTCTATCTTTCTCTTGAACTCCAATAGC